CATGGAGGGCGCGATCGAATTTGCTGAGCGAGTCATGCCGACCGTGGAGGTGATCCAGACGTGGGCGGGTGCGGATGGGATTGATACTGCGTACCGGCGAACCGCGGACGGTTGGGCGGCACGCCCCGCCCGTTGACACCGGCCCCATTCTTTGGCATAAACTGCACCCATGAACGTGACTGTGACCCTTTTCGGAAAATCATACCGGCGAAAATACGAGCAACGGTTCTGCGCGTTGCCGGGTTGCGGGAAGCGGATTCCGTTCCGGGTGATGCCTGATGGCACCCCTGAGCGGTCGGACAAACAGGCCAAGCGGGTGACCTGTTGCCCTGAGCATTTTCGGGAGTGGCACGCGATGCAGTTGCGCGAGAGGGCGCGCCAGGCGCGGGAGTCGGGCCCGTTGTTTGGCGACGGTGTTTGTGGCCCTGGCGACCTGGTGCAGCAGTGGTTGTGCCGTCCGAGACTCGAGGTGGTGTGATGGCTACGGCGAAGACTACAGCTGCTGCGGTTTCTGCTTCAACAGGGCCGAAAACAAAACGAAAGGCTCCTGCGCATGCTTTCAAAAAGGGGCAGAGCGGCAATCCAGCCGGACGCCCGAAAGGGTCTCGTAACAAGCTAGGGCACGATTTCATCACCGCCCTGGCGAAAGACTTCGAGGCACATGGCGAGGCGGCGATCCAGGTCGCGCGCGAGACCGAGCCGGTGCAGTACCTCAAGGTGATCGCCGGCATCATTCCGAAAGAGATCAAGGTTGACGCGAAGCATGACCACACTCACAAGCACCAGGGACTACAGGACGCTGATAGCCGGATTGCAGACATCTTCCGACGAGGAGAAGAAGCAAGTCATTCGGCATCTAAGCCGCACTGACCTGTACTTCCTGCTGTGGTACACCCTCGGACGTTTGGACGCCGAGGACGAGTGGATCTTGGCCCGGTGCCGGGATGTGCAGGCGCGGCCCAACGGCATGCTCGATCTGTGGGCGCGTGAGCACTACAAGTCAACGATCATCACGTTTGCCAAGACCATCCAGGATATCCTGCGCTCGCACGGCACTGACCCATTAACCAGTCGAGAAATCACGGTCGGAATATTCTCCTTCAACCGCCCCATCGCGAAAGGCTTTTTGCGCCAGATCAAGCGCGAGTTTGAGACCAACACGATCCTCAAATGGGCCTTCGATGACATCCTGTACGAGCACCCGCACCGCGACTCACCCAAGTGGTCTGAGGACGATGGCCTGATCGTCAAGCGCAAGTCCAACCCGAAAGAGTCGACGGTCGAGGCCTGGGGGTTGGTTGACGGCCAGCCCACCTCCAAGCACTACGGACTCCTGCTGTACGATGACGTGGTCACGATCGACTCGGTGCGCTCGCCGGAGATGATCGCTAAAACCACAGAGGCCTGGGAGTTGTCAACTAACCTGGGTGAGGAGGGCGGCGTGTCGCGGATTGTCGGCACCCGTTATCACTTCAACGACACCTACCGCACGATTATCGACCGCAAGGCGGCCGAGGTGCGCCTGTTCCCGGCAACGCACAACGGCGAGGAGGATGGCGACCCGGTGCTGAAGAGCGAGGAGTGGCTGCGCGAGCGGCGACTCAAGCAAGGCCCGTACGTGTTCGCGTGCCAGATGCTGCAGCGGCCAAAGGCGGACAAGTCGCAAGGGTTCCGCATGGAATGGCTGCGACACTACCGGGAGATCAACCCTGCGGGCATGAACGTGTACATGCTGGTTGATCCGGCGAACGAGAAAAAGAAACGGAGTGACTACACCGCGATCGAGGTTGTTGGCCTGGGTGAGGATGGGAATTACTACACTCTGGATCTTTTACGCGACAAGCTCAGTCTCACCGAGCGCGGCGACGCTGTGTTCCGTTTGCATCGACAGTGGCAACCGATCGCGACTGGCTATGAGAAGTACGGCAAGGACTCGGATATCAGCTACCTGGAGGACCGCATGGAGCGCGAGAACTATCGGTTCGTGATCACACCGCTGGGCGGCACCATGTCGAAGAACGATCGCATCCGCCGCTTGATCCCCTATTTCGAGCAAGGCCGATGGTGGATGCCGTACGCCCTGCGCCGCACGGATCACACCGGGGAGAACGTGGACCTGATCGAGACCTTCATACGCGACGAGTACCAGGAGTTCCCGGTGCCCACGCACGACGACATGTTCGACACCAAGGCACGCATCCTCGACCCTGAGATGAAGGCGCGATTTCCGATGGCGGATCGCATCGAGGAGCAGAACGTGCGGGTCCTGGCGCCGTCGCGGGCTGCGTCGCGGTATGCGGCACCAACTCACGATAGCCTGCCGCAAGTGGTCGGCCGGGATAGACGACTATGATCACTTACCAGGCCGAGACCTTCGAGCAGTGCATCGAGGACATCAAGCCGCTGCTGAAGGCCCATTACCGTGAGATTTGTTCGCACCCCGAACTCCTGGTCCTCGACCCGGACTACGACAGGTATCGGCAGATCGAGGACGCAGGCATGCTGCGTATCTTCACGGCCCGAATGGGGGCAGAGTTGATCGGCTACTTCATCAGCGTCGTGATGCCGCACATCCACTATCGCCAGACGGTGTACGCGCACAACGACATCCTGTATTTGGACCCGGCGCACAGGGGTGGGCGAACTGGCTACAAGCTTTTCGTTGAGGCGATTCGCGATCTCAAACGTGGCGGGGCGGACGTTGTTGTGGTACACATGAAGACCGCGCACCCATTCCGGCCCCTATTGTCGAGACTGGGTTTTAGTTTAACTGAAGAAAACTGGGAAAAGGTGATCTGAATGGGTATACAAGCAGCCATGTGGACAGCAGCAGCGGTGAGCGGAAAGTCCGCTTACGACGCCCGCAAGGCGCGTAAAGAAGACAAGGCCGAGGCCGCGAAGCTCAAGAAAGAGCAGGACGATCTCAACTCGCAGAAGGCCAAGGAGGAGATGGCCGCGAAGAAACAGGAGTTTGAGAACTCGCGATCCTCGCTGCGCCGTGCTCAGCGCCGTGGTCGCCTGTCCACTATCCTCGACTCGAAGAGCACACTCGGGTAAGGGGCCGCAGCCATGAAGATGACCACCGAAGACCTGATTGCGTTCGTCAATCAGCAGTTCAGCTACCAGGCGCCAGTCAGGTCTCTGTGGCAAACCCTGGCCGACAACTTCTACCCCGAGCGTGCTGACTTCACGGCCACCCGTAATATCGGGTCAGAGTTGTCCGACTCCCTGCTATCGTCCTACCCGGTCCTCGTGCGCCGCGACCTGGCCAACTCGTTCAGCGCCATGCTGCGCGACGGTGACTGGTTCAAGATCGCGACCAACAACGAGGTCGACCACTCAGGCCAAATGTGGCTCGACTGGGCCAGTAAGCGACTGCGCCGGGTTATGTACGACCGTGACGCCAACTTCGTCCGGGCCACCAAGGAGGGCGACCACGACTTTGCCACCTTTGGCCAGGCGGTCATCAGCGTCGAGCAGAACCGGCAATACAACGGCCTACTGTTCCGGTCCTGGCACCTGCGCGACTGCGCCTGGTGGGAGGACGAGAACGGCAAGGTGTGCGGCGTTGCGATCAAGTGGAAGCCCACCCGGCGCCAACTGATCCAGTTCTTTGGTGAGTCGAAGCTGCATCCGAACGTCACGAAGGAGATCCACTTGCCCAAGAACCAGATGGCTGAGCACGAGGTGTATCGCGTGTTCATGCCGGCTGAGCAATACGGCGAGGATACCCCGCGCAAATACGTCGCGATGTTCATCGACCCGTCTAACAATCACGAGATCGAGAAGGTCTTCCTGGACCGCAAGCTGTTCGCTGTGCCCCGTTTCCAGACCATCGCAGGGTCGGCCTACGCCTACTCGCCGGCAACCGTGGCCGGACTGCCGGACGCCCGTATGCTGCAGGCAATGACCCATACCTTGATGGAGGCTGGAGAGCGCTATGCCCGACCGCCGCTGATCGGCACGGCTAAGGCGGTCAAGAGCAATATCGACCTCGGACCCAACGGGATCACCTGGGTCGATAGCGAGTACGACGAGAAGATGGGCGAGGCCTTGCGCACCTTGAAGCAGGACCGGGGCGGGTTCCCGATTGGCCTGGAGCTGCGCGACGGCATCCTGGAGGTGCTGTCGAGCGCTTTCTACATCAACAAGATCAGCCTGCCCGAGGTCAATCGGGACATGACGGCGTACGAGGTCCAGGAGCGCATGAAGCAATACCGGCGCGAGAACCTGCCGCTGTTCGCTCCCATGGAGGAGGAGTATAACGGTCAGCTTTGCGAAATGGCGTTCGACCTGGCCTTCAGCATGGGTATGCTGGGCTCGCCGCAAGATGTGCCAGAGTCGCTGCGTGGGCAGGACGTCCTGTTCAAATTCGAGTCACCGCTGTCGCAAGACGCCGAGCGCGAGAAGATGACCCGCTTCAACCAGGTCAGCCAGATGCTGGCCGAGGCAGCGCAGATCAAGCCCGGGGTCGAGCACAACTTCAATTTCGACGAAGCCCTGCGCGATGCGATCCAGGGCATCGGCGCACCTGAGAAATGGTTGCGGAGTGTCGAGGAGGTCGTCCAGACCCGACAGGCCGAGGCCATGATGATGCAGCAGCAGATGGCAGCGGAGCAGAATGCAGCCTGATCAACTCGATCCAATCGACGAGCAAGAGATGCGCGCGTTGAAGGCGTTGAACCGGGGTGATGCCGAGGGGCACGAGCAGCGGCTCGCGCTCAGTGTCATCATCCACAAACTGTCGAGAGCCTACCGGCAAACCTGGGTACAAGGTCAACCGGACTCGACATCTTTTTTGGCCGGGCGAGCATACGTCGGTCAGCAACTAGCTAGAATCCTCAACATACCGGTTGAGGAGTTACCTCGTGAGGACCAGTGACATGAGCGAAGAAGCAACCCCGCCCGCAGAGGGCACAGCGCCCACCCCGGATGCGGCAGCGGCGCCTGACGCCGCGCCTACTCCAGAAGCCACCAACTATTTCGGCTCGGTGCCAGACAGTTGGCGCACCGACCTGGTAGCCCACGCCGGGCTCGAGGGCGACGAGGCGAAAGCCTTCGGCAATGTCCTGGAGCGCGTGACGGACTTCGGCGCCTTTGCCAAGAACTACAAGCAAATGCAGGACAAGATCCGCTCCGGCGAGCTATCCAGTGGCCTGCCTGACAACCCGACCGACGAGCAACTGGCCGAGTGGCGACAGGCGAACGGCGTGCCCCAGGACGGCAAGGGCTATGAGCTGAAACTGGAGCAAGGCGTCGAGCTTGACCCAGACCAGCAGGAGATCTTCGCCGGTGTCTACGACGCCGCTGCCGGTCTCAACATCAACAACGACCAGATGTCCGGCATCGTCAATGCCTACAAGGCTGTCGAGAGGCAGATCATCGAGAAGCAGCAGGCGCAGGATGGGGTGGACCAGCAGATGGGCATGCAGATGCTCAAGGAGACCTGGGGCGCCGACTACCAGACCAACGTCAACCTGATCGATGCCAAGCTCAACCTCCTGCCCGAGTCAGTGCGCGATCAGTTCAAGCAGGCGCGCCTGGGCGATGGCCGCGGCCTGCTCAACTCACCCGAGGTCATGACGTTCCTGGCCGAGACTTTCCGGCAGGCGGACCCGACCGCGACCGTGGTGCCGGGCGACGCGAACCCGAGCAAGACGATCCAGCAGGAGATCGCGCAGCTCGAATCCCGCATGGGCACGCCCGAGTGGTACAAGGACACGGCCGCGCAGAAGCGCTACATGGAACTGGTTGACGCGCAGAACAGGCTCAATAGCTGAACGGCTACCCTCCACCCCTCCTTTGAGTGGTATTGCCCCGCCTCGTGCGGGGCTTTTTTTTTTGTGCCAAAGCCCTTGACAAGGGTGGAGGTCCCACATTGACCCCTATTACAATCAGGCTCTACAGTTGGATTAGACCCCGGCAGTTGGCGATGCGGCCCCGAACACCACGGTTTCCCGCTTGACCCGATCACCGGCTTCTCGAAACGAGAGTGACACTTT